CAGTGGAAAGGGACACCACACCGTTGATGTGGCCATAGGGATCGGTCAGATGGAGCTGCACCTCTCCAAGGGGGCTTTGCCAGACAGAGAGCTGGCGGGTAATCTGAGTCATGTGGCAGCAGTGCCAGTGGCACACAAAGGGATTTTGAGCATGTGCTGCTGGACCCAGCCATCCCTACCCACACAGAAGGGGATGGGAGGATCTAGCAACTATAGTACTATATAGTCATGTTAACTGGGATGATGAGGAGATAAAGAGAAAAGAAGCTGAATAAAGCTATAGAGGTTTTTTCTAGTCTCATCCCCATCTACCAGGCTGAATCCAGGGGGCGCGGTTTCGCGTTGTCCCTCTTGTAACTGGAAAGCTCTGAAAACGTAGAGCATGACTGGCTTGGTGTCGAATCAGTCCAGGGGTCACCAAAGCACCCCGCAGGGTGTGCTAGGATCAAGGAGTCATTCTCTAGATGCCATGCCTTCCTTCGACATTGCCGAGACCACCGTTCAGATCGACCACACCCACCACACGGTCAGCTTTTACACCACCAAGCGGTCGATCTTCCTGGGGCTGGTTCACCGGAACCCTCATTTCACCAAGGCATTGGAGCTCAACCCAGGCTACCAGGTGGACTACCCCTTGGACCAGGCCCGTGGGGTCGACAAGCTCCTTGTCCTCTCCGATGGATCGGCAAGGAATATCTTTCTAACCGACGAGGAGATAGCCAACCGTGCAGCCGCAGGGGAACGCTTAGCCGCAGTGAGAGCATCTACTGGGAAATAGCCAGTAAAGCGTGACCGGGAAGGCCTCTCCAAGGTCGATCGGGTACATTTCCCCATTCGACCTCTTTTGAGGACCTTCCTCAGTTCCGTCCACTGGCCTTCCGAGTCCGCTCCGACACATTGCCCCCCATCCTCGGCCGATCTCGAGCCTGTTCTTCCCGCTTCGCCCGATCCGCCAGCTTCTGCCTGGTGTCCCCCAGGACCAGCTCGTCAGCAAAGGCCACGCCGTCCTTTTCGGCCCGGGTTAGCATGGCCATGAAGGCCTCGTTCCTGATGTGCTTGGATTCCTCGAACTGGCTCACGTTGAGCCGATCGGTGAAGTAGGCGACCCCCATAGCCAGGGCGTCGACCCTGTCATCATGCTTGAGGGCACCCTTGTCCCGGCTAAGGCGGGTCAGCTGGTAGGCCAGGGTCTTCTGGAGGCGCTCCTCCAGGGGTAGGTCCTGGTTACTCTGGAGGTCGTACTCGACTACCCCACGGTCGACGACGAGCCTGTGCTGCGTGGTCACCGGCTCCAGGGCATCTAGGATCCGCTCCTCCTTCCTGACGAAGGCCCGGGTCTCCTCGAAGGTCATGGGGATCTGTAGCTCCCTCGCATGTTTTTGAAGGAGAGCGATGACTGTCCCGTCCCCGAAGTTGGACTCGACCAGGCACATCGTAGCCTTGTGCTGCAGGCCCAGCTTCAAGATGGCCGTCAGGGTCGCATCGGAGTAGCCCTCCCGGAAGCCTCTCAGGGCCCGTAGGTAGATGTTGCCAGCCACCTGGCTGAGGATCACCACGCCGGTCTCGTCCTTGCCGCGTCCACTCGGGTCGACAGCGATGATCGTATCGCCTGGCCAGTCTAGCCAGTCGTCACCAAGACGTGCCGGCCGGAACCAGTGGTCTCCGGGTAGGCTGATGGCCTCGAGATCCGAGATGCGGTTGGCTGGGTCCTGGGACCAGATCACCGTGCCAGGGCACTTGCGGGGATCCAGGCTGACCACCGGGATGTCACCGAGGCGCAGTGGATATCGGAGGAGGTCGGACATCGAGGTGTCCAGCTGGAATTGAAGCTGGAAGTTCGCCTTGCCCATGACGATCTCCCGCTCCCGCAGAAGGGCATCACTGAATCGGGTGTCGGTGGGCTGGCCGGCTACTGCAGCCAGAGTCGACTCCCTGATGTCGGTCTCGAGTTCCTCAGCCAGCCGCCCGTCGTAGCTGGAGATGGTCTCCTCAGTCGGATACCGGCTGGGCCACACGAGGGCCTTGTAGCCCCGGACCTCGAGCTTGGAGTATACGGTGAAGAGGCTCTGGGGTGTGCCGAGGTAGATGATGCGCGAGGAAGGCTTCGGCACCAGGATCGACTCGAACTCGGTCGTCAGCTGGAGCAGCTTCTCCCGTTGGATGTCGGTTGCTGAGTTGCCGGGGTTTTCGATGTCGTCGGGTACGATCAGGTCAGCCCTGGAGCCGGTCATGGCCGACGTGATACCAACACTCTTGACGCTTGGACTTTGGGAAGGTTCGGCTCCCCTTACATCAAAGGCAACCCGGCTCCACCGGTTGTCCTTGCCAGAGTTGTCGAGGTGTTGCAGGAATGGGAAGTCTACGATGCAGCGTTGGACGAATAGGCTGAAGTCGTCGGCCCGCTGCTTGGATGCGGAGACGACCAGGACCTTCTTGTTCACGTCGCAGTAGAGGGTCCAGATCACGAAGGCGGCCGTCACCCAGGACTTGCCGCAGCCTCGAAACATCTGGAGCTGGATCCTTGGTCCTCCATGCTGGAGATACCGGGCCATTGCTAGCTGTGCCCGGGTGGGCTCCGGTAGACCCAGGTGTCTCCATAGGATCCGTAAGAAGAAAGAAAAATCCGAGAGTAGCCGCGTCTGAAGCTGTTCTGGAGATAGAGCCATAGGAGTAAAAAAAAGGGCCCGAAGGCCCTGATGCTGGAAAAACGGAGGATCCGATGCGTTATTCGCCGGCTTTCTTGGTCGTGTACTTCTTGCCTTTCCACGAGAAGGTTTTCTTCCCGGCGGCACGGCTAGCCTTGAAGGCGCTGTTGAAGGAGCCCTTGTCCATGCCTCCTTGCGTCAGGCGCGAAGGGACACTGGGTCCTTGGCGCGGTTTGTAGTCGCCACGCTTGAGGGCTGACGTGAGGGTACCCGCGGCCGTGGGGCGAGCTTTGAGGGTCTCCGCTGCAACAGCTGCGGGGCCAAAGCTCTTGGCCGCTCCAGCCACCCTGGCCACGGCTGCCCCAGCTCTGCCAGCAGCAGTCGTGCGCAGCGTCCCACGCATACGCGCAGAGGCAGTGTTGCTAGCTGCCGTCCGAGTAACCGGACGAGCGTTGGCTGTGGCATTGGCAGTGCCGGGGGCGGTAGACCGCGCTCCTGCAGTTGTCACACGAGCCATGCTAGTGCGTTGGCGGTCTGCCCGCTCGAAGTTACCACTCCCGGTTACCTTGGCCGTCGACACCGACGCCCGGTTGGCCCGGTTGGATGGCTTGGAACCTGACACGGTCGCCTTGGACCGAGCAGCCCGCTTGGAGCGATCGGAGCTGGATGTAACCTTGGGCTTTTGTGGTGCCACGATTCAGCCCTCTGTCAAGGTAGCAACCGTGACGCTAAAGCCTGTACCCGCACCTATGGTTCCGGCCTGTGCGGTCAGAGTATCGCCCACTGCGTAGCCTTCACCGGTTCGAGTGGATACTAGGGTGCAGACGGTCACGATGCCGCCAGCCACGGTAATGTTGGCAGCTGCGCCACCACGGTAGCCTTCATTAGAAGACACCCTTCGTAGGGGAACGTTGGTGTAGGTTCCATTGGTGTAGCCGGTGCCACCCACCAGGGTGCCGATGGTGCCGATGGACGTCTGGGTGACGCTGCGGACACGGCCGGTGCGCTTGCCGTTTACCAGGGTGCTAGGAACCCGGTCAGCCAGGCGAACGGTGTTGATGGCATCCGTGGCGACGGCCACAGAAGCGTTGACGACAGCCACAGTAGCTGTGCCCTGGATGGTGCGGTTGAGGCGATGCTTGTCGAGCCGTGTCTTGCGGAAAGCAAAGCCGGTGGATACCTGGTTGGAGAAGGGGGTCTGAACTGTGGTACGGCTGGCGGCAGCCACAGTGGTGCTAGGAAAGGCACCGTAGGCGGATTCGCCTGCAGGAAGAGTAGACATGGGTTTAAGAGGAAATGAGAAAAGGAAAAAAATTACTAGGCAAACACCTGGTTACTGGGCGTGAGCGTAAAGGCGTAAGGCGAGGGTTTTGTAGTCGGGGGTTGGCATGGTGTTACTGGGTTATGGATTGCAGCGTGGAGTTGGGAAGGCGTTGGGGCCAGAAGCAAATACGCCTTAAGGTTCCACAAGCACCACTTCCTCCACCCTGAAAGGCGCCAATATTTAGCTGGCTTGCTGATGAACTTACTAATCCAGAAGTGTCAGATGCCGTTAGCGACCCATTTACTGCACCAATAAAGTCATTCGTTTTATATGTGTAAGCAGCCCTGCTGGTAGTCCCAATAATATGCGTTAGACCAGTGTTGTTTGCCTGAATAACACCACCCGTAATGTTGTAAAAATCGTGTACTAAGGTTGCGCCTAGTCCCATTTGGGGTTGGCGTTCGTTAAATGAATTGTTATTAGCGACCAGTAAAACTTGCCTTGCATCGTGGCTCACAAAGAAACTGCCCTCATCCTGCCGATACCACGAACTAAACGCACTGCCCGTGATGATGACCACATCTGCGGCGCGGGTGGCAGTGGCTCCGGCGGTGGCGATGTAGGAGGTCCGAAACGCTCCGGCCTCTAGCTGGGCATTAGTAACAGTGCCGCTCACTGTCAGCGCCAGGCTGCCTGCGGTTGGGGTAAACGTCAGGCTGACCCGGTTAGCCTCGCCAGTGCCGGTGCCAACCAGCGGGCCGGCAGTGCTGGCGCCTGTCAGCGTGATTGTGCCGGTGCCGGTGAAATGCAGCGTATGGGCGACAGCGGTAACAGTGGCGCTCTGAGTTGACAGGGTGCCGCTGTTCAGCAGTAAATTAGTCCTCGCCTCCTCCACCAACAGCCCCAGGCTCTCGCCGGTCGTGGGGTTGTGGTCGAACCTAGGCACATTAGTGGCTGCCGTCTGCAGCGTCCCAGCACTATCCGTAAACGTGCCAGAGCCGACGCGGGTGTGCGTGACCAACTGCTGCCCAGTGACCGCGTCGATCAGGCTCTTGTCGTCAGCAAAGCGCAGGTCCAGTGATGGCACTGCTCCAGCTTTGGCCCACAACGCTGGGTATCTTCGCCTTTCTCTCAAAAGGGTGTATCGTTTTTTGTCTCGTTTGATGTACCCCAAACGGTTAGGGTTTTGGATGACGACCGCAGTCATAGGGGTAGACTTTGCAGGATGGACGGGTGGAAGAAGGGCTGGCTCAGGAACCAGTCGAGGACGTCTCTCGAACCCTTGCTTCGGTTGCACGACACACAGGCGGCTACGAGGTTGGAGGCAACATCTTGCCCACCGTTAACCTTGGCCTTAACATGATCGAGCGTAAGATTGTCGGGAGACCCACAGTAGACACATCTGTGGTTGTAGTGAGCCTTAATGGATTCGCGCCACAGGCGTTTCGCTTCGGAGCTGGTCATGGCCTGGAGATCCTGGAGAAGGTGGTCCGGGGGTCAAACTTGGCATGAGGTGGTTTAGCGTTTCCGTTTGATAGGCTTGCGTACCGCGTTATCACCATGCCCATTCCTGGCTCGATTCTTTGCCGGCGACTCGAGGACCATCTTCCCGTCCGTACGGTGGCTAAGATCCTTTCCGCCTTTCCCAGCAATCCCTCGCCGCTTGCGCTCTGCCCAGCGTTCCTCAGAGGCTGCCTTTACAGCCGGTTTCTTGTTGAGGACTCGCTGGTAGGCTGCTTTCTTGGCTGCGGCTTTTGGGTTCTTAGCGTAATACTTTGCAGATTTACTTGCGGCCATAAAACTCCTCGATAAGGCTTCGAAGCTCGTTAAGCTCGTCTCGTAGTTTGTCCTCCAGGCGATGATCTCGCTCGGAGTTCTGCTGCTGCGACTCCTTCAGGGCGGTGGTGGTGGCCTGGAGGGTGGACACCTGAATGAGAAGTCCAACCGATGTAATGGCAAGCCACCCCATCACCGACGCAATGGCGGCAAGGATGGCGCCCCGGAGCTGCTCGTTCATTGGACCAGGCCTTCCACAAACTCCTGATCGGCCTCAGTCAGGCCTTCCATGAGGGAGTGCAGGGGGCTGCCCTGGGCAACGACCCCGGTGATGTTGTTTTTGGCCAGCCAGTCTACGGCTGTCCTGAGGTCTGCGGTGGAACAAGCAGCGCCCTTGTTGATTCGGTTGGTGAGCTCAGTGGTGAGGAGCCCATGAAGAACGTTAAAGTCCTTTTCGGTGGCCTTTGCCATGGTTCAGATTACGTCGAGGGTCTTGCGATAGAGTGCCTCCCGCTCACGGAGACCGTTGGAGCCGCCATTGACCACCAGGGTGACGTTCTTGACGGTGGATCCAGCGTCGCAGAGGGCAATGAGCTTGCCTACCTCCTTCCACCACCAGGCTGCCGAGGTCACTGGGTACGTCTCGGCAACGTACGGGCAGCCCAGTTGGAGGATTTTGGGGGCATTCAGGGCCTTGGCAAGGCGGGCGTAGTTGTCTCGACCCGTCACCTGGAGGTAGCCAGCCCCTTTGAACTTGACACCGTCCCCAGGTTGGACGTTTCCGAGGTCTGTACGTCCCTCATAGGCCGTCCCGGAGGCCAGCTCCTCCATCCAGCGGCCTCCGCCACTCTCGTGAGCGGTCTGGGCCAGGAAGTGACGCACGTTGGCCTTGGAGGTGATGCCAAACTTGGTCATCCCGGCATTTAGCTCGGAGATCTCCGAGGGTCTGATCTGATCAGGCCGGCATCCCCAGATGTGAGCAAGGGTTGCAGCTGAGATTGGCAGCGGAGACTCAGCTTTAGGTGCATCGGGGGCTTTATCAGCCTCGACCAGCTCGAAGGTGGTATAGAACCCAGGACCAATGGAAGGGCTGGCCCACCTGGGCAGAAAGTTCTTCCAGCTGTAGCGGACGGCCTTGCCTCCTGAGCCGATCTGGGCGTAGCCGCCGTTGACGTTGTCCAGCTCCCCGTAGGGATCGTGGAAGATGCCGTGGGTTTCGGTGGCTCCGATCAGAAGGACCCAGTGGCCCCCTCCACGGGGGGCTGTGACAGGTCCGTGGTGTAGGAAGCCCACACCTACCGGACCCCTCTGTAAGGCCTCCAGCAGGGCTGTGAAGGTACCGTTGGTGTAGTTTGTGGCCTTGACCCCGTATTCGAGGCAGGCCTTCTCGTGGGGGGCTGGGTAGATGGTGTCGCCGTACTTCAGGACCGTCTTCAGGTAGAAATCGTCGGCGTTAGCACCCTTGAGGGATTCGGGTCGCAGAAACTTGATGGCCATCGCGCAGGTGCTGGCGCGGCACATCCGGCTTCCGTGGCGGGTGACTGAATCCCCCTGGAGAAAGTATTGAGGCACCTTCCAGAGGATGTCAGTCATCGCAGACCCTGACGATCGAAGGTCTTCTTGATGGCTTCCAGCTCAGCCTTCAACTGGGCCACGGCCTCATCTTCCCTACGGAAGGGTTTGGCCAGGGAGAGCAGGCGCAGAAGGCCCTGGGTGATGCCGTTGAACTTCTTGAATCGCCCGCCTAGGAATGGGAGGATTTCCCCAACAGCGAATGCAATCAGGAGAACCAGACCCGTACCGTCGGTGGGCAGGGGGATGCTGACGGTTTGGACAGGAGTGTCGGAAGGGACGCCGACGAGAGATTTAAGGGACATGAGTTAGCAGGAAACAGAGGATGGTTAGACGTCTTTGGCGCCTTCAAACTCAGGCAGAGTCTTGAATAGCCACAGCTGTTTTAGACGATTGCTGGAATCATAATGTCATTACGGGTGGTGCCAGTGTTAAGACACTCAAAGCTCCATTGGAACGCAGATGAGATTTGCGTAGCTGGTGTAACGCCTGCAAACGTTATTGCTACTGTGGCGCTAGTGTTAGTATAACCAGAGGCAAGTGTGGCACTTACTCCACCAACTAATGAAGTTGAGCTAATGGTGGTAATGCTGACATCAATAACACCAACTCCAACGGATTGAAAAACTAAACGGTAGATGCCAGTATGACTATTAGGAAAGCCGCCAGCTTCTATCGCATAAAGGTTCGTTGTCAGAATGCCCGTGAGCATGTTAAGGTTGGTGAGTGCTCCGTCAGTTACCAGTTTGGTAATTCCTATCAAGTTCCTTGTAAGGTTTGGACACGGAATTACTGGTGACACGATGTTGTACGCAGACCTAGTGGCAGTCAGGTAGATAGTGCTGTCCTTGCTGCCCAACATCTTTGTAGGGTCAGCGATGGAGTTATTAATGCCAGTGACAAGCATCTTTGCGGGGCCGTCACTTGGCACCTCTCCCCACCTGTTGCCACCAAACTCAACTACGCCATCACTTGTAAAGGTGTAGGGCTGCCAACCAGGGCCTCCACCTGATCCGGTGAAGTGGTTACCCTCAAATCTGACAGAGTTGAAGGAGCCCGTTTCCTGGAGCAGGATTCTATTAGTTGCCTCAAAGTAGCAACCAGTAAAGTTTAGGGCTTTGGCTTGGAAAACCTTGATTGTAGGCTTACCAGCCACGCCACCACCCTCGAACCTACAGCTGATGAAGTTGTTTACTTCCGAAATGTAAAGATCAACACAGGCTTCGGTATTGACGAGGAATCCACAATTTACGAACGTGTTCGCATTGGATGTAAACGCAGGAACCCTTAACCCATACTTGCTAGTGCTGAAGTTGACGTTAGTAAATGTACTTGTTTGCAGCAGCTTGTTGCAATAGAAACTAGCTTCGGTGTGGCTAAAAAATTCGACATTTTGAAACCTAAGGCCCGCTACCTCTGCGGTTACATCAATCTTAACCCCGTAGGTGCCGTACAGAAACGACAAGTCTTCAATCGCTGCAAAGAGTAAAGCGTCAGGGTATTTGTTGACCACATGTGGCACATTAAGCGGCGCACCCTGGTTGGTGATCCAGCAGCCTTCCTTCGTTTCTCCGCGGAGGGTAACGAAACTTGGCAGCTGTAGAGATGCGCTGATTCGATACAAGCCACGGGGAAAGAGAACAACTCCCCGATAGGCGGCTTCTGCTGCATTGATACATGCTTGGATGGCGGCGGTGTCATCGGTACTGTTGTCGCCTTTGGCCCCAAAGTCTTTGACGTTGAAAATGTCCTTAAGTTTGGAATCAATGGTCCTGGTAACCGCACCTGTGCCACTTTGGGTGAAGGCTAGCTTGGTGGCATTGATATTAGCAGCAGCATTTACTTCTTCATCAGTAATGGTGCCATTCGGTATCTGACCAGCAACAGCGTTGGCTACATTCTCATTAGTTTCTTGGTTGTAGTACAGGCTCTGCCGGAAGTTGTTGTTGAGTCCAGGAATTGGAAGAGGACCCCCAGCTTGGAACACCGCAACAAGGGCGTCCCCTGGAGTTTCCCGGAAGATTCGCACCACAGCCCCGTTTGCAGGGGCCGTGGTGAATCGCAGAATACTGGAGCTGAAGAAGGTGAAGGCTGTTGTCAGCGCACCGTTAATCGAGGCCTTGATGTGGGCCCGGGCGATATACGGAAAGGTGAACGTGAAGTCCACCTGGGTTCCGTTTCCTGTGGCTGTAGCTGGGCTGTAGGGGTTAATTGTCATCGTTGAGTGCCTCAAGTGCTTTGAAGGTCTGGGTGGCCGCGTTGATGTCGCCTCGGCCGGCCTCGGCTTTGCGCCTGATTACCAGGTCGTTTCTCGTTCTCCACTTCTCGGACGAGTTGAGCATCATGGCTCGGGCCTCCTTCTTGACGTCGGAGATCTCATCGTTAATCAGGTCGCTGTGTTCTGACTCTTCAGCCTTGAGACCCACAGTGCGGGCTTTGTAGCTCGATAGGGCCTGCTGGTATCGGGGAGAATCGAATAGCTCCTTTAGCCGTGGAGCCAGTTTGGCTGCATATAGGGCCTTAGCGAAGGCGGCCCGCTCATCTGCTGCAATCTCCTCACCCTGGTCGAACTTGGTGGTGAGGGTGCTGGAATCCCAGTTGGCTTCAGTCAGCCCTGCTGCAACCTCCTGACCTATGGCCTCATCGGTGCCTTCCGGGAAGTCCTTGTCGTAGATCCTGAATGGGGAGATGGCATTATACCAACCACCCGACAGGGAGGTAAATGGTTTGTTGGTGAAGGGGTCAATTTTGGTAGGGGAGTTTAGAGCATAGCCAGGCACTGCCACAGCCAGCATCTTGTTGAGTTCGCCATCAATCTCCCGTAGGTAGGGATTCAGGGTATTTGACATGGCTCGACGAGCACCAGCCATAGGCAGCAGGTTGTTTGCTGTCGACACCAGGCCTCGAGTAAGTGGTTTACCTGAGGTATAGGTCTTAGGATCAAGAAAGCCGGCGACAACAGTGAGGCCACTTAGGTAGCTTTTGTCGACTACAGAAACAGCAAAGGCGAACAGCAGCTGCTGGCCTATGCGCTCGGCGGCGTCCTGGTAACCCATGCGGGCCAGTAGGGCAACGTCGGCACCTAAGGCCATAAAGTTGTTGATGGGCTCGATTGTCTCATAGGAGACCCATCTACCCATCACCTTTACTGCTTTGGCAGGACCTTCTTGCAGCCACAGCTCGCGGGCCGGACCTGGCGGTGGGCCATTGCCTCGGATGTTCCCTTGAAGGGCTCCCAAGGCTATGGCGCCGAAGACCGTGGCACCAATGGCTTGCCGACCCTGCATAATGGACTTGGCTACTGGGTCAAAACCAGGGTCACCTGGCATCGAACTGAGCACGGCTCGAGCTCTGGAGCTCGCCAAGTTGAGTAGCGGGAAATGCTGGGCACTGTAGACCATGAGGTTGTAGGGCGTCCGCACGAATGGCATTGCCAGACGTAGGATAGGGGCTTCTTCTAAAAGGTTAGAGAGGCGGTTGATGAAGCCACCAGGGTTATCCTGGAAGGTACTAGCATCAGTCCAGTCCAGCAAGGCTTCGTCCTTGATCTGTAGATCGTCGTGGAAGCTGGAGGTGAACTTTTGGGTGTAGATATCGGCATAGCGAGCGTCCAGCTCCTTTGGTGAAAGGCCGGCACTATGGGCCGCATAGGCGGAATCCATGGCAATCTTCATCCGACTGTTGATGATCTTGAAGAAGTCATCTGCAGCCGTTAGGGCACGACTGGACCAGTTGAAGAGTGAGTTGTTGCGGACCCTATACAGGGTATCTACTACCCCCAGTGCGGCGTTCTCAGCCACAGCCCTGGAGTAGGCTTTGGGATCCATCCCCGGCTTGATTTCACCGGTGGTGAGTCGGATGGCTTCGAGCTTAGCTAGAGCATCTGCCTCTTGGAGGACAAAGCGTCGGTTGACCTGCAAGGGTTCGCCAGTTTGAAAGGAGATTCTCATCACCTCAAAGGCGTCACTGAGGGATTCAGAAAGACCCCGATAGGCAGCAACAGCAGCATAACGTGCGGCTGCATCATTCCTAAACACACCCGCAAGGCCCAGGCTCAGGGGTTTTTCGACTGTCGAGTAGAAGTTACCAGTGGCATTTCTTAGCTGAGTGATAGGTCCCGAGAGGATCGAATTATAGATGTTGTCCATCGCTAACTGAGCGCCGACTCGGGTGAGGAGGGTAAACTGACGGACGGTGCCGCCTGGGTCTCCACCATTGAGCACCAGCACCTTGACCAAGGCCTGAAGTTTTTCCTGAGCGGCGGCATCTTGGCCTGCACGGGATAGCTTCTTGACGTCCGTGGCCCAATCCTTGAGGAACTTGGTTTGCTGTGCCTTTGCAGCACTAGGGGTCATGTCAGGGGCCACTTTGCCAGTTTGGCCTCCAATGATTTCCCGGAACATGCGGAGGCTGTAGCCGCTGGCTGCACCCGTAAGTTTGTGAAGCTCCGAGATGGCGACCAGGCGATCCACCAAGCGATCCATCTGGTTCCCTGGGTTGCGGCCGGCGGTATAGAGCTCGTCAATGCTCTGGGCTAGTTGGTAGATCTGGTTGGCCGTGTCCGTGATGATGGTCTTGGCGGCCACGATCCCCTGGGCATTCAGCAGCTCCTTGGAGTTGCCATCCTCCGTCACGGTCTTGGTGAACTTTTGCTCCCGCAGGGTTTGGATCAGGTCGTCGCCACTGGCTACGGCGTCCCCTGCAGAAGCATTAGCCTGCCTGAAGGCGTCGATGAAGCGAGTAGCATCTGCCACCACCTCGTTGATGGGACGTCCAGCAGCCTTGGAAATGGCCCGGAGGTCCATGTCAGAGGCCGTTTGCCGGATCACCTTGATGGTGGCCTCGGTGACGTCTGGGGCGGTCTGCAGGATCTTGTAGAAGGCGTCGGTGAATACACTGGGGCTTTTACCCATTGTAGGGCTTGTGGCGCCTTTGAGGATGGTTGGGTCGACATCAGCGCGTCGGGCGATCCGAGGCACGGAGGTTTCGAGTCGGATCTGATCTGCAGCGGCTTGGCTGGGGGTAGTGGACTCGTCGAAAGTGGCCTGATCCTCGGCTCGGAGGCTGGCAGGATCTGACGAGAGATCCATCTCTAGCTGAGCCTTCTCGTCGTTGATGTCGGCCAGCTGGCGGTTGATATCCTCCATCCGCTTGGCTTCCTGCTGGACAGCTCCATCCTCGAGAGGAGGTACATCAGGTTCAGCCTTGGCGGCTTGCTCTGCGGTCAGTCGGTCGACTTCGGCAGCAGCTGCCTCAAACTCGGTCGTATCAGGGTCAGGTTTTGAGGTAATCTCCTTGAGCCGCTGTTCGGCTGCTTGCAGCTCGGGGGAGGTTTCAGGTGCAGCCTCTGGCGTCTTCAGCGAGGGATCGGTAGGCTGGAGGTTATCCAGCTCCTGCTTCAGCTCTGGTGTAAGAGGCTTGCCGATGGCCCGGAGGTCCAGTTCAGCCAGCTCGGCTTCCAGCTCGACTCGTTTGGTCTCCAGTTCCCGGAGGCGTCCGGTGGTGGCAACGGGCCACTGCTTGTCGGCTAGGCCGGTACTGGCTGCTTTGGCTGCTTTAGCTTCTTCGGCGCCGGCGGCGACACCGCGAGCCATGGCCTCATCGGGGGGCATACCCTGTTTTGCAAAGCCCAGGCTCCATTTGCGAGACGCTATCAGGAAGGTAAGGGCATCACCTACGGCGCTTGGGAGGCTACCGCTTACGCCTGCTTTGAGCTTAGACCAGAAAGCGTTGTCGGTACGACTGGATGCCAGACCCAGGCTCACCACGTCTTCAATCTCTGGACTGACGAATGGCAGGTCCCGGACCATGCTGGCGAAGTTGGGATCACCGGGCTTGGTCAGGAGGAAGTCAGCGACAAAGCTGGCAGGGAGGCCGGTTACAGCCTGAACTGCCGTCTTTGCCAGCTTCCCTTTTCCAGCGGTTTGTGCCACCAATCCAATCTTAGGCAGCATCGCGGCCACTTTGGTGGTGGCGGTGGCAAAGCTCAGGACATCAGCGCCCATGTTGCCTACCCAACTGGAGGGCCGGTTGTCCTTACTCATCGAGTTGATAAGCGTGTACCGGTATTCCTTTTCCAGTGGGTCCCAAGATTTGGGTAGTGCCGGTAGAGGACCACCTGCGATTTTAGCTATCAGACTTTTGTTGGTGTTTTTTTGAATGAAACTGTAGGCTGAAGTAGCCCCCCATAGGGCAGTCTCAGCTACACCTTCAACCATTTGGGTTATAGCCGCATCGGCTACTCTTGCCGTCTCTTTGATTAGGCCCAGGGCTCCTTCCTTTCCGTCATCCTTTAGAGCTTTTCGTGCCCAGGAAATAGGAAGCCACGGGGCTTTATCCTCGAGGTTATCCGGTAGAAGTTTTCTTGGTGGGGTTGGGGCCGCAGGCTGGGGCTTGTCTTTGGCCTTTAGCTTGCGTCCGCTGGGAGACAGACCCTTGACCTTGTTGGCCTGTGCTTTCTGGGCAAGCGCGGCTTTGGCCCTGAGTTCCCGTTCCTTGCGCTTCCGCTCCTCTTCGGCGGCGATGTCTTCGGGACCTGGATTGGTTACAGAAGGCAGGAGTAGGTTGGCGGGCTCGTCGTAGATGGACTTGGGAGCGGGCATGGGTGTAGGAGCAGGTGATACCGAAAACCCCACCGGACGCATCCAGCGGGGCTATGTGATCGGATGGTGAGGGGCAGGGGTGCCTACATCACCGGATGAGGGTGCCCAGGAGCTCCTTGAGGACAGCTGGGCGGATATATGGGACCTGGGCACGGCTGCCACGGGGGGCAGGCATGATGGGGTCGATGGAGGCGATGCCTCCGGCGGAGGTGGTGCCGGTGCTTCCCTGGCGGCCCAGGACGGTGCCGGTCTGGAGGGTCTGTCCTTCCTTGACGTGGATGGCATCCAGGTGGGCATTGATCAGCTGGAAAGGTTGGCCTGTCTTGGGATCTTCATGTTCAGTTACGACCCAGAGGCCGTAGCCTCCTTTCTGCTCACCGATCTCGATGACTTTGCCTGGAAGAAGGGCAGGGAATTGCTTGTCCTGGAAGTTAATGTCGACCCCTCCTGGTTGGTAGGAGTCACCGCGACCCTTGCGCTCGTAGTCAATAGAGGTGACGTTGGCCTTGCTGAAGTTCCCAGCCTGACCCACTGCCCCTGCGCCACGAACCTGATAGGCGGCTCGCATCTTTCGGAGGTATGGTCGAGCGTTGAAGGTCAATTTGCCGGCTTCCCACTCGTTGTTGAAGTCCGCTACAGCTTGCTCGAGGTTGCCGCCGCCCTTGAGGTAGGCCGTGAGAGCAGGACGCTTCCAGCCACCCCAGATCAGTTCGGCAGCCATGCGGTCCTGGAGCTCAGGGGTAAACTTCTCGTTGCCGGTGAGGCCCAAGCGAGTCGTGAGTTCGGCAAGAGCCTGACCCTGACCCAGCTTGAACTGGTACTTGCCAACGTGACGTGCCCCGGAGGCTTGAACCTGCTTGATGGTCATGCTGGTGAGGCCTGGGATGCCGTTGGGCAGATCCATGGCGGCTCCTCTGTTGGCCGCTTCGTAGGCCCGGGCGCCTCCTTCCTTCTTGCCGAGATCTCTAAGGAGGTCTGCGGTCTCAGGAGCGAGGGCGCCAGGAGCTACCTGTTGGTTTTGCAGGAGCAGCTGTTTCCGTTGGATCTGCAGCTGGGCGTAGACACGCTCGATAGGTGTCGACCGGGGGTTGTCCAGGATGGCCTCCTGTAGGCCCTGGGATGCCCGGGCTTCTAAGCCAGCAAGGCCTCGAGGGGCTTTAATCTGGTCTCTACTGAACTCGGTCTGCGTGAGACCCGTGGCCCGCACAGCAGGCAGCATATTGTCAGGGAGTGAGCCGGTTTTTTTGAGGGCTGCAGTAGCTTCCTTGAGGGCGCTCTCCTCGACAAGACGATCTTTTGGTCGTATGGGTAGAGTCTTGTAGTCGATCGGCTGCAACGGAAATCCCCTGTAATCGGTCACGGTGGACCTACCGTTGGCGCCAATGTTGACGCTTATTCGATTGGGTTCCAGGGGCTCCTTGAAGTCAACAGGGAATCCAGGTGTTTTAGATCTGGTGGGGTTAATCTGGTACCAAGGCCTCTTCGAGAACTCTTTCATCATGTCCTCAATGGCCCGGTCTGGATTGAGGTTGGGATCCTGAGCAAGGCCCTTCCGTAATCCTAGCATCAATTCATCAACTAGGTGGTTTGTCCTGGTGGCTATTTTTGCACCTCCAACGTCATTGATATTGAAGTTCTTTTCCAGTAGGAGATTAAGAAAGTAACCCTTAGCCGCTGCATTGGCTCGTTTTTCCCAGCCCTGTAGAGTCGGTGCAAGGACATCACTAGGGAATGTCATCCGATTGTCAAACCCAGGGGGAAGGACACCATCAGCGATCTCTTTTTGGATCTGCTCCTTGCTGTAGAAGCCTGGCGTGTCAATCTGCTTTTGAATAATAGCATCTAGGTAGGGCTGGCCGGCTCGGCGGCGAGGTTTGGCGCTGTGCTCCACCTCAGCCTCACTTGCTCCCTCTAGTCCTTGTTTTCTTGCTTCTGCCAAAGCTGCAGCCGTCGTATCGTATGCCCTGGCTGCCTCATCGGGGGATGCCTTTAGTATGCTAGCATTGTAGGCATTAACGATATTTTCTACCGTGACTTTTTGCTCGGCCTTAAGTCTTGCAGCGTCGGCATCTTTCTGGGCGAGGATGGCATTTCTAGCTGCTTGAGCTTTCTCCGGGAAGCGGGTACCTAGAGTGCCCTTGGAGTCACTACCGTCCTCAGCTATCGGAGTATTCTCGACTGCTGTGACGTCGTCGACCCTTCCTTTGCCTTTGGCCGCTTGCAGAAGGCGATCATAGACTAGCTCGTTGGCCTTTCCACGAGTCATCCCTGGCACGTTATCAACAAACGCCTGAGCACCGTCCTGGAAGAGACCGTGGAGGGCCACAGGGTTGTTAAAATCAGTCCGAGCAATGGCCGCAGCCATTACAGTTAGGGTGTGATCTTCAGCTTTGGCGGCTTGATCTTTGGCTATTCGATTATATTGTTCTTCAAAAATGACACCTTTGATCCTCATGATCGCAGGTGCAACCAACTCAGAAACAAGCAATGGATTGATAGCACCGTTGGGTCCATCCAACCCACTGGTGCCAATGAAGCGTTGAAGCGCCACAGCCCACACGGCATTCAACTCAGAAGGTGTGCTGGCGCTTGAGGGGGCAATCATCCGGGTGTTGCCCTGGGCGTCCGTTACTTCTACGGTTGCATCGGTCGAACCCATAGTCTGCCGGAGGAGGGCTTCAGCACTGCCGGCGGCCTGCATGGCTATGCCCTGGGCCTGTCCATAGGACCGCCACGCATTGACCACTGGATCGTTGGCACGGATCTCAAGTGCCTGGACAGGCTGGGTCTCCTGGAGGGTATTCAGGGCCCTCTGCTCGCCCTGGGCTGCCGTTTTAAGCTGCTCGGCATTCTCTCGGTAGGTCTGCAAGGCCTCTGCCTTGGGCTGCCTGTCTCCGTTGAGGATGTCAGCAATGCCTAGCTTCCGGTCATTCTCGTTGATGCCCTTCTGACGATCAACCAGAAACGTGGTGGCAGTCTTGGATAGCTGGGCAAGTGCCTCCAGATCCTTGGCTGAGTTGGTAAGGGTGGCTTCCTGGGCTTTGGCGAAGCTGTCCAAGGCCATCTGTCCCTGCCTCAGGACGTTCTGCGAGTTGTCTGCAGCTTGGACAGGGCTGAATTCACGGGATCCAGGTCCGCCCAGAGCCACACGGCGACCCTGCGGTTTGTAGTCGATGGCCATGGTTTGCTCAGGGGGAGTTTCGAGTGGGGATCAGCCGAAGCCAGTTCGGGTCTGGCCCTTGGGTTGGGTTTTAGGGATCGTCCCTTTAGGCGCCTTGAGGGAGCTGAAGGTGTCATAGCCGGAGAGCGCCGCTCCACCCAGACCAGCAATCAGCCCCAGCGAGCTAGGCCCTTTGACCTTCGTGGGCGTACTTGGAGCTGGGCTGCGTTGCGAAGCTACTTGGGCATTGGCTGAGGTTGCCTGGTCGAAGATACTGTCGATCGACTGGTAGTAGTCGTCCCGGGCGTAGCCTAGGTTCAAGCCTAGAACAGCCAGGTCTCGCCCATATTCCCGATCCGGGTCCATGGCTAAGATGCCGATGCTGCGGCCAGATTTGCCGCTGGCTTGGATGTCAGCAGCCTGGCGCATAGCCTGCAGCCTCATGTTGTCAGCCTGGATGGCACTCTTCTTGTATTCGTTCTGGATCTGGAGCTGTGACGAGATATAGGCCTTGGATGCAGCTTCTCGGTTCAGCTTTTCTTGCCGATTCAAGGCTGCTTCTTGCTGGTTCCAGGCCTGGGTCTGCAGTTCAAACTGCCGCTGCTGGTACTGGTTCTGGGCTGCGGCTTCCTGAGAGGCCTGGCTGTAGCTGGCGATGGAGCCAACTGCACTGGTGGCGAAGGAGGCAACGCCTAGGGCTAGGGCTATGGGTACACACATCGTTCAAAGGGGAGGAATAGGTGGGAGTGGTTTTTGGGTTCTCCGACCTTGAACCCTAGGAGCTTGAGGAGGCGGATATGATCGTGGTTGTAGCGGTAGACTCGATGGGCCAGACGCTCGTAGACTGTAAGCTGCTGGTCTACCCATTCTCGAGCCTGCCGCACGAACGCCAGGGGCTCCGTCTTGGTTGCATCCGTGGAGAGCATCCAGGGGGCCCCTAGGACGTCTGACACATGCACGACCCCCGCAATGGCCGCGATGCTGCCGTGCTTGTCTAGGATGGTCACAGGGGCCACGGAGTCGAAGATTCCACGCATGACAGCACCCAGAGGTTGGGTCGAGCTGGCCCACAGCTCCCTCCGATCGTCCTCGCAGAGGGAGACGTTTAGGAGGATGCCGTGATCAGTGGTGGCTGGGATGAGGGTGTAGGTCATAGTCGCTGCTGTCCGGGGGTGTCATATGTACCTTCCCACAGGATGCTGTCAATGGCAACAGGGAAGAGGTAGGGGGCCACAATCTTGACGGCAGTAGCATCGCCTTTAGCCATGACAGGCACGGTGTTGGTGCGATTGCGTACCATTGGGATGGCTCCTGGGATGTAGGCTCCTGCGACCTTCTGCTCGAGGGTTGCCACAAATAGGTCACGGCCAAGGCTATTGACCTCTACCTGGAAGGATCCCGAGTTGAAGCTCGAGAAGGTGACCCGGTGGATAATGGGGATGTTCCTGGTGTCGCGCTTCTCGTTCCGATCCTTAACGTAGAAGGCTGGGAGCGTGGCCTCTGAGCGGATACAGGCGCCGATGGCAAAGGTGTTAGCACTGAGATCCCCTGGGACCTGGAGGTGCCACCTACGGCCGGCTGGATTGGATGCCGTGTTGACCAGGGGACCGGTAAAGGTGATCCCAGGATTGGTGGTGCTGGTTGTCACGCACTCCCACGTTAGGCCCTGGTAATCAGCTAGGTGGTCGGCAATGCCTACCTCGGTGGTGTCGTTAGTGGCATTGTAGAAGATCGAGGGATTGTAGGTGTGGATGTCTAGCCTCACGTCCACTTGGTTTCCTTCGAAGACCAGGGGGCTGTTGGAGTTGTTGTTGTCGATGGTGACGCTAGCCAGGCTTAGGGTTGCTGGGTTGGTCTTGGATCGTAGTACCAACGTGAGGACGTTGCCAGAAAAGGACTGGTGCTCGATGACCCCAGGGACGATCCACCTGAACCATGCCGCCTGCTTTCGCTCGCCGTTTACGTCGTAGAACTTGAAACAGAACAGTTGGCCCTCTGCCTGCTTGCTACGGAAGGTCACCATCGAGGCCGTGGTTGTGGCCTGCATGTCCTGAATATCAGCAGGCAGATACCTGGGGACGGCCCTGGTTAGCTCTGCAACTCGTGTACGGCTCTGGCCTTCAGCTGTGAATTGAGCCTCGAACACAGAGGTGGAGCGGGCGCCTTGACTGGCAAGGAGGATGCTTGGACCGATGTCAACCGGAGCCAGATTTGACAACATGTCGTAGGAACCCACTTCCACCATTTCAGCTGTCTGGGTGCTGAAGGCTTCAGTATTGGTTTCAAGGCTGTATTGTCCATTGTCTGAAAAACAGAGAAGTCCACGTTGGTATGGGAGCATACGCCGGAATCTCAGAGGACGGGTTGATCCTGCAGAGCGGTCGACTGGGTCCGACGATAGAAGAGTGGTAACAGTGGTTTGGAAGAAGTTGAAGTAGTCGCCTGCAACGCTGGTGATGACGTTGTCCTGGCTGGATAGGACCAGCCTGTTCTTGAAGAACGAGATACCATCAATCGTAGCATCCTTGAAGGTTGCCCAGCTGTTGGTGGTGATGTCCCCAGCTTGACGGTCTACCCAGTATAGCTTGGCAAACGGATCGACAGTGGTTGTGGCTGTGACAGCCGACGTGATGGTGAAGGTATCCCCGAACTCATTGGTTACCACATTAGCTGCGGTGAACCCTGATCCAGGTCGACTGACGGTAACGGTGAGGATATTCCCAGAGACGTCGGTGGTCTCCACCCTGAGCCTGAGGTTGGTCCCTGTGCCTCCTCGGGTCCAGAAAGTTTGACCTGCCAGGTACCGGCCCCTGGTGGAGCTGAGAACGGTAACCGCACTGACAATGCCTGTAGTCGATACACTAGGCAAGGTGGCCAGGGCTTCAGCCAGGCCCAGCCTGCGTAGGGTGAAGGTACCATTAGCCTCTCGGATGAGGGCATGAGGCAGCGTGTCGACGTTGAAGCCGTTGTTGACTCCAGGACCAATCGTCTCCTCCCATACACCAACGCCTGCGTTGACTCCGTTGTCAGTCTTAAAGGTGACCCAGTAATCCTCACCATCAGAGCCTTCTCCACTGAGGACCTGGATCCGGGCGTTGTTAATGAACTGCCTGGGTAATTCTGCGGGGCTGGAGACCTTTCCCTTGGCAATGGCGATTGCCGCACCTCCCGTGCCGCCCTGAACCGTGGCGTCAAAGTTTGCACCATCGACCCGCCTCACATAGAGATAAGGACCCACCACCTTCGCGGTCAGGATGCCGCCGGCGTTGATCACCGTAGCTAGGCCATCGGTGACGTCCCTGAGGCTCAGATAGGTGCTCCCTGCAGTGTGAGAGGTCGTAAAGGTGTAGAGGGTCGATGGAGATAGAGTGAACTCGTAGCGGCTGCTGTATCCGATCGCGTTGATGCTGACGATCGCATAGGGCACATCTGTCGGGCTAGAAAGGCTTCCTTGCGTGACCGTCACCTTACGGTTCAGCACCATGGTGTAGTCACCCACGGTGAGCAGCTCTAGGTCGTCATCGGTTTTATGTGCCAGGTAACCCTGGGCCCCTGCGGATATGGCGTTGACGGTTTGGGTCTCGCCACTCTGGGCATCCCACACCTTGAGCATCGAAGCTCCTGCGGTGCGACCGATCTGGACTAGGTACTTTTCCTCGTCGTCCCGATCAAGTATACCCCACCTCGATGGCCCGCTCAGGGCCCCACTGAGCTGAGAGATGTGCTTGAGGCCAGGGCGCTTGATCAGGCCAAAGGCCGGCTCGGGTAGAAAGTTATCACAGGTGACAAAGGTGCCCTCCAGCTTCAGGGAATCAGGCTGCTGGGATACCCCTCCTATCAGGTTGTCGATCTGCTGAGAAACGGCGGGCATGTCTACCTAGCAATGATGGAAAGTGCGGTCTGCGTGGGGGCCATGAAGTACCGGCCCTTGTCGCCCTGCACGAGGACGTTGTGCCGGCCGGTGGTGCAGTCGTAGGCCAGGCAAGAAGCCCGTAGCAGTGCCTCGTCCTGGGCATTGAATAGGACCATCTTATCTGATCCAATGGTTCGGCCCGCAAAGACCCTGGCGGCTCGCTGAACGATGTAGCTCTGGAAGACAGTGGGAAGGTCCTCGAAGTCATAGTTCCACACGACGTCCAGGCTGATGGAGGTATTGGCTCCCCAGTCGAAACTATGGCTGAGGGTATTGTATAGCTTGCCATTCTTCTGGACAGCGCGAACCCTGAATTTGTTGTCTTCCTGGTTGACGGAGAGGTTGAGGATGCCCGGAGGAACGACGAGATCACCACTGCCATCAGCGAGCAGGGTGTAGCCCTTTTCGGAGTTGAAGTTCCAGCCCTCTCCTAGCACCTCCTCTCGGACGTTGCTTAGGATTAGAGTAGCTGTGGCAATCTCAGGGTTGGCCTGATCTAGGCTGGTGATGGGTGCCTGACCAATAGCGGTCAGCATCGAGTTGATGGCCTGAAGCTCGGTGGTCATGGCAAAGATGGTAGTGCCGTTCTGGGCACAAGAGGGAAAAAGGCCCAGGCAAGAAGCCCAGGCCATATAAAACACGTTTAGGCTAGGTTTTGGAGCTCGCCAGCCACGGATACGCGGACAGGGCCAGCACCTAGGGCCAGGCGGCCGACAATCACGTCACCTTGGTAGATGACCTTGGTGTCGGCACCAGTGGTCTGGATGGAGGGCCCGATGCCCTCGAGCACAGCAGCAGCGTCCCGGTGGTAGATCAGGCCGCAGCTGTTGGTGAAGGAGGCCGCAGTGCCGTAGCTGTTGCGGGCGCCGTAGGTACCAGAACCGCCAGCGGTGTCGGTCTCAATGACCGCACCAGTCGGGGAACCGTAACGACCCAGGAAGGGCACGTTGTTGGAGCGGCGGATGCCGATACCTGCGATGCTGTAGAGGCCGTCGCCGGTGTTCAGGTTCCCCTGGCTGCCACCATACTCCCGGTTGAGGATGTTGGTGTCGACCTGGGAGATCAGGGCGTAGTACTGACGAGGAGACAGCACAGCAAAGCGACCGTCCTTGGGAGCGGACACTTCGTCCAGGCGGGCAGCAGCTTCGAAGAAGCCGTCGACCAGAGCCTGAGCATTGTACTCCTGGTTGGCACCGATGTTGATGCGGAAGCCGCCGGGTTCGCCGGTCACAGGGGCAGCAAGGCTGGCCGCCCGGGACAGGGTCCGACCGATGCGACGGTCGTAGAACTCAGCCAGGGATTGGCCGATCTGGCGGGCAATGGGGCCACGCACATCATAGTGGGAGATCACCTCATCCAGCGAGTACACGAAGGCACTGGCGACCAGGAGGTCATCCAGCTCGATCGTGGTTTCGGCGGACGGGGGATCACCGGAGCCTAGGATGGCGGTACCAGGGGTGTGGTACGCGGCGGTGATGCGACCAGTGTGGATGAACTGGTGGGAGCGACCGTTGGAGATCTGCTTGTTGAGAACAGTCTCCTTGAAGATCGTGGCGTTGCGAAATGCCTCGTACACCTCACCGCTGAACAGCTTAAGGAAGAGGGCCCGCTGGTCACCGGCCTTGTTAATGCGGCCGGGTTGGGTTACAGAAAAAGTCACAGAATTAAAGTCGAAGGGATGTGAACCGATCGACTGAGCTCAGTCAAATATGAAGCGCAAAGAATCAACGGGTATGGATTATCCTCCGCAGAGGGTCCAACCGAACGTTCGGTTATTAATGGGAACCACCCAATACCAGCCCCGGGAGTCGAACCCGGGGTACACCATCTGGCGTTATGGGCTTAGAGCAGGTCGCCTGAGACGGCTAGGCGATCTTCCACGTCAAGGCGGAACGCTGGATCCTGCTGGTAGCGAGGGTTGGACAGGTCGCGGCGCAGCTCGGCATCAGATCGGTAGGGCTTGACCCCAGAGGTCTTGGCTCGACCACCTGACACGACTTCACCGTCGAAGCCTACGGCCGCCTTGTAGCGGTTGGTGAGGGCCTCCACGGCAAACCGTGTGGCGGCCTTGTTGCCGGAGGTGATGACCTGGTCGTAGGAGGCCCGATCCTCAGGGGATAGGTTCTCGGCTGCCCAAGCCAGGGCCTGGTTGTAGGCCTCTTGGCCACCTACTGCGGTGACGATTTCCTGAGCCTCGGCATCCGAGATAGGAGCCTGGATCTCAGTCTGGGACTGGAGCTGCTGCCAGGCCTTGATTAGGTCGGCACTAGGTAAGGCCTCGAGCTTGGCCACGGTGGCCTCATCGAGTTTGCCTTCGTTCTTGTAGAACTCCTCAGAGGCCTCCTTGAGGGCCGTGACGGCCTCCGAATCCTCCTCTGCAGGGGTTTCTTCAGGAGCAGCCTCAGGGGTCTCTTCCTGGTCATCCTCGGAGGACTCACCCTTGGCAGCCTGCTCTGCCTTGTAAGCCAGCTCCTTCTGCATCAGGGCGTAGACCTCGGCGGCCGACTTGCCCTGGTACTTCTCGGGAAGGGAGCCGATCTCAGCCTCCTGGGCTTCGCGGGCACGGCTGAAGAGGCCTTCCTCCTGGCGGGCTTCCTCCTCGGCGAGGCGGGTGCCTACCTCGAGGGCCTGCTGCTCGGCAGCGACCCGCATAGATTCCTGGATGTCGTTGTCGATGCTCATGATTCAGAGGTGAGTGGTTCTGCTATGATAAGAGGAAGTTGGTTGAAGGCTGGGGTCCGAACAAGAGATCGCGCCCCGATTTGGGGCTTGCCCACCTTGTTCTTGACCGTAGGCTTGCCCACAATGGGGCGAGTAGTAGAACGGATCGACAGCTCGATGGTCTCGGAATTAAGGGGCTCCGGCTGGGGCTCCTGGGGGCGCTGCGGCTGGATTGCCAGCGGGGGCGGCGCCTGCTTCGGGGTTGACGTAGGCACTGAGCGCGTCGATCGCTTCGGGGTTGGCACGGGGATCCATCATGGGGGCTTTGACCAGCTGACCTGCCTGGTCGACCAGGGACTGCTGGATTTGGGCGGCTTGGGCTTCCTGTTTGGCCTTGGTCTGGTCCTCTTGGGTGATGAGCAGGCCGACAGGGTCGATGCCATCTGAGGTGAATAGGCGCTTAATGAACTCGTCAACGTTCACCCGCTGGGCGAAGACCTCAGGACCGAGTGCCTGCTGAATGGTGGTGGCCACCCGCAGCAGAGCCTCTCGATCTTGGCCGCGGCCGATGCCGTCGAGGCCAGCTACCACAGTGGGCAGCACCAGGCCCTTGGGCAGCTTGGGCAGCTGACCCTTGCGCTGGAGCACCGACAGGCGGCGCTTCAGGAAGGGAACAGCCACCTCAGTGGTAAGGGTGCCCACGATCCCAGACATCTGCTCCATGACCTCCTGCTGGACCGTACGGACCTCTTCGGCCGTGGTGCGTTCCGACTGGCGGACAGACAGGATCAGGAAGGCCTCGGATAGGGACTTGTTCAGGGACTGGGCCATCTGGAAGGCGGTGGCCAAATCGGCCTGCTTTCCGGTGACCACGGCAACCAGATCCTCAGGGCGTCCCACCAGGATGTCGCCGTTCTCAGCCTGAGCAAACTCGGCCGGCTTGGTGATGGCTCCTGGGTTGAGTAGATAGAGGATCTTGGCAGCCACAGCTGATCCCTCGACCAGAGACTTGGTAAGACCTTCGAGGCTGATCAGGTCCCCAATGAACTCCTCCAGGCGACCACGGCCGTAGTTCTCGCCGTCGACAATGTTGAAGCGAAGCGGGATCCAGGCGGGAGCATCGACAGGGCACTGTCCTTCAGACCCGGCCAGCTTGACGCCATCGATCTCCTGATACCAGCGCCACTGGCCGTCCTTGACCTTGGCCCAGGTGTAGACCAGGACCTCGCCTTCCTCGAGTGTGACCTCGGTGACCGATGAGGGGCCAGCAGAATCCTTCTGGACTCCATTGGGTTTCTGCTCGTCGGTCTGGTATTTAGGAGGCAGGGTGTCGCGGTCGACTCCTTCAACGGTGACGATCTCGACAGGACGACTGTTGCCATCTCGGACGCAGACGTACCGATCGAGTGGGTAGAACTTGAGACCTTCTTTGCTGTCGAACAGCAGGCCATTGCCTGTGGCAACCGAGTGGCGAATGCCCTGGGTCAGCACGACCCGGTCTAAGCCGCCTGTAATGCTCTGGTTGACAATCCGCTCCATCTTGGCCAGACTGGCGTCAACTTCGGAACGAATCTTGGCATTCAGCTCAGGGTTGGCGACGAACTCACCATCTGACACCTGGAGCTTAAAAAATGACGTGTTCACAGGGAACAACGCCATCATAATCTTGGAGGTGAGGACGTTACAGCCCCGAGCTCCCATGGACTGCCAGGGAGTAGGCAAGTCGCTTCCAGCACTATGACCCGAAGGTGGCAGCAGGTATGGAAGAGACAGAGCGGTAGCCTTGCGAGCGGCTGCCAGGGGATCTGTGCGGTCTGATGTCAGAAACTCGTAACGTGATGCTGCGGTGCGGTTTCTCATGGCTTACTCCCAGCTAGAGGGATAAGCAGCCGTGATGGACCCTTGGCCGCTCGCTTGGGTGCAGTGCGCTGGTCTTCGGTCCTTCGAATGATTCCAGCGCCTGTAGGTGTGGAAGCCATCCACGACGGAAGCACAGGCGGCGGGGGTGCGGGTTCCGGCTCCTTAGGCGGTGGTGGAAGCGGTGGAAGCGGTGGAAGCGGTGGCGCTTTCCGTCTACTGAGACACATGGGCTACATTGCAATGGAGAGGCGAGACTTGGCCCGCTGCACCCTCTGACTATATAAACCAAACGGGCTTTCCAATGTGAGGTTCTCAGCAGATCGGGCTGATGCCTGGATGGATTCGATGGTTCCTATGCCACCGGCAAGTTGCATGGTTTTCTCAATGGTATTGCCTGCGGCAGTTAATCCGAGATCAGGTTTTTCAGGTGCAGCAATGGCTGGTGCTTGAGTGACTGGTGCTTTATTTACTCTCCCCTTTAAGAGGATGATAGAGGCGTTGCTGCCACCCTTTGAGAGGGCGGAGGTGCGGCTGATATAGGTGCCAGACTTGCCTCCTATGGACTGACTCGGCTTTGCAGGCCTACTAGGGATACACATAACTACAGTGACAGAGTATCATGTCAGATCTTGGTCTAGGTTGAAATTTTCCTTGGCTGTCTTCAGGCGCCGGCAGATGTCTACCTGGCCGGCTCGGAAGGCAAATTCCTTATCGGTCAGGCTGATAGGAGGATAGGCATCTGGAAAGGCCTCGATGAGCTGCTCAACAAGGACGCGAAGGGGGTCAGCCATAGGAGGGTAGATCGACGTTGGAAGCCTCGAAGAAGGCAGGCATCCGAGCAGAGCGTGTGGTCCTGAGCTCGGGGGCCTTGCCTCTTTCGAAAAGGTTGTCAGAGGCTTGGAGCCAGAAGGTGCTGCTCAGCTGTGGGTTGCCGATGGTGGCCATGGGGAGCCGGTCGAAGACCCAGTCTACGGTAGCCTTCCGAAGAGAATTGAGACTTGGTGAGGGCTTGAGTCCCAGCTCGGATGCAACCATGTGGTGCACCGCGACGTGGACCTGCTCGTCACGGCTGATGTCAGCAGCGACGGTTCGGATCCCGACGTCCCCGGCGAACCGGAGGAATGGCAGCAACACGAAGAAGACAGACCGCTCTAGGATGGCCGCCTTCAGGATGGGATGGTCGGGGTGATTGACCCAGGCGTCCCTGATGTTCAATCCTGTGGCCTCGTCTTTGACGTGGGTGCCATGGGCATCGACCACGAACTGGAGGGCTTGGTCATGGCGTTCCTCGTCAGCCATGTTGGATTCTAGGGCAGCCACCACACCTTCAGTGGGTGGGAGATCCCGAGCAAGTCCGGCCTCAAGAAGGTCACGGACAGGCAACTCGAGATGCCGTAGAGCCAGGCAGCGGCTAAGGGTTTCAGAGGTCTCAATCTTGACTGAGCCTTTGGAGACTTGGGTAGGTGTCCATTTTCGCTTGCGGGTAAGAACGGAGACATAGGGGCTGGTCATTGAAGGGGTCGGCAGGTGTTCACTTTCGCCAGATATCACAATCACAATTACTTAAGGAGAGCACCACCTTTATGTAGGCAAAAGAGCAGAGAGCAAAGAAGATCAGCAGAGCGATTCCAGCGAGCTTTTCCATCATTCCGAGCATCCACCAGCTGCACTGCTGCAGAAGGATTTGCCAAAGGCGTACCACTCGGCGAACTCCTCATCGAGAGCTCCCAGGGCGTCATCTTTGGCTTGTGTATCTGGGGCTACCTGGAGGGCGTAGTAGAGGCTGGTCTGGGGGCTGTCGAGCCAGTCCTGCAGGAAGTCCCGGTCGTAGGTGACCCGGTCGCTCCAGGAGTTGAAGCTGTAGCCGTGGAAGAGGCCGGTGTCCTGGAAGATACCAACGATACCATCGGCCACGGACTTGTAGTCGTTCCAGCCAACTTCAGATGCAATCTCCACAGTGGGGGGATACTCGAAGGTCTGGACCCCGAAGGTGCCGGAGTCCCGATCGACGCTGCGGCTGATCGGAGGAGCCAGCTCTGGTGTGCAGGCGTAACCGTTCAGGTCGATGCTGCGGTAGGAGCAGGAGGCAGTAGGAGCAATGGCGAAGGCGCGGTGGAAGCCAGCCATGCTAGCGATGTAGGCGGCCCCGTGGATGGCAGTGTGTAGACGACAATAGAGGTCTATAGCCTTAGAACTTGCATCCTGCCTGTCTTGGAATACCGCAGCCAGATCAGCATAGGTCACACCTTCCTGAGCCAGGAAGTTGGCCAGACCTAGGATACCCAGGGCAATTTGCTTATCCACTGCTGGACTGAGGTAGACCCCATCAGCGTCTACCCCTGTCTTGGGGTGCATAGCCATCAGGGAGGTCATACCCTCGATAAAGGCCTGCTTCAGGGTGTAGGTGGTGCATTTGCCCAGGTTGACGTGCTGGAGGAGGCAGGTCCCTCGGTGAGGAAGGTAGACCTCGAGGCAGACGTTGCCGTAGATCCGCCTGTCTTGGTCGTCGTACCGGATCTTGTTGAGCCAGAGGTCCCCAGAGGCGATGGCCTGGAGCACGACATCGATCAGTTCTGGCGAGGCGTCTTCCAAGAAGCGGTCGTCCACATCCAGGCACCGCTTGACCCACGGGAGCTCCCGGCGATCGGCCTGGACGAACTCGAGGGCATCAGGGTGGGTGTAGTCGAGGTGGAGCGTGATGGCTCCATTCTTGAAGGTGCCACCCCGGCGAAGGATTTCGTTGAGGGTGCTGTAGATCTTGGCAAAGGACACGGGGCCGGAAGCGGTCAGGCCACGACCGTTATCGGATCCTCTGGGACGGAGGTTGGAGAGGTGAATCGAGACGCCGGCACCGTTGCGCAGGGCGTAGGAGGTGAACCGCCAAGAGTCTTCGATGCCATCAGGGCCTTCCATCTTATCCTGCACCACGAAAACGGTACAGGAGACAGGCAGCCGCCCCAGGTCGGACAGAGCGGCTGTAGCAGGATCAAGCTGCTTAAGGGTCTCTAGGGCATCCAGCCAGGACTGAACCCGACCGGTGCGGGAGATGAGGTTGGAGACGTCCTGGGTCATGAGGTGAGAGTTTGCTTTTCAGGGAAGCAGTGAGGGTGGAAAAAGAGACGGGCGAACTTGTTAGAATGCCGTGTGGTGAGGAGGATGGCATCCTGCCCTTTTGGGATCTCCTGGTTGCAGACTCGGCACAGAGCGGACTGCCCGGGGGCCTCCCGAGTGAAGCCCCAATTATAGTAGCTCATGTGAGGTTTTTGGTGACGATGGGGGTTTTCGGTTTGTGCTCGCCGCACCAACTGGAATCCATCAAGACTCGCGCTTGGCCGTAATCTCTATCAATAAAATCAGGATACCGGCGGCATTCCCCGCGGGGATCGTTAATAGGCTGGAAGAAGCGGCAGGTTTTACAGACAGGCTTGGTCATGGGATCAGATCGGACAGCTGGGGTTCAAAGTAGCCTGGACCCTTCAATACCTTACCACGCTCATTCAGGATCGGTTTCCCGTCGATGTCGAGCTTGCTCATGTTGCTCTCGTAGACCCTGGTCAGGGCCAGGTCGAGGTTCCATCCCTTGGCCGCGGCGAACTGGTAGGCAGTGAACACCAGGTCAGCTAGCTCCTTGAGGGTGTGGGCCTCGTCATCCGTGCCATTGGCTTCAAGGAACTCGGTGTATTCCTCGTCGATCAGGGTCAGCTGGAAGCCGGCTGTGTCGGGGGCAGGCGTTGGAACCCCAAACGCACTCCGCCACTTGAGGGCTTCGTGGGTGTGGGTCATGTCGGGGGTGGAGTTAGAGCGAGTCATACCGAGGAATCTCTGGATGGGCTGTGTATATGCGTTCAAGGTGCGCTGCTTGACGTTCCTCCAGGAGGCGCTTTTCTCTGATGCTTTGCTGGAGCACGTCGTCGAAGCCTCGAACCTCTTTTTGCAGAGCTGTGATCTGCTCCGTCAGCTGACGGAGAAGGTCGTTCTTGACGGCTAGCTTCTGGTTGGCTTCAGTGAGACTGTCCTGGAGGTTGAGAACCCTCTCAATGACTCCGAAGGCGTTGGGTCGGTTCATGGCTGGTAGTGCTCTAGTTCGTTCTGCAGGTAGTGGATGGCTTTCTCCAGGTCGTCAACCTTGCTGTCCTTGAAGCCAGCACGGCAGATGTATTTGATGGCATTGCCCAGATGGTAGTTGAGGCCTTGGTCTCGGATGAAGTCCCAGACCTCAATCTTCCCCCTCTTGTAGTGCCTGGGGCCTCGAATTGAAGAGCTTACGGTAGGCAGGGTTTCCTCGGACGGCTTCGAGGTCGGCCGGCAGGGAATCAGTGAGGGGTCGGAATGGTCGTGACGGTCGAATGACATTGCTTAAATTGTTTTGAAGAACGAAGTTTTGAGAGATGAGGCTTTTGATCGCTTCAACTAGCTCGTGTTTGGTGTTGTTGGGCAGCTCCAGCTCCATCCTGGAGAGTGCAAGGCGCTGCTCCAGAGTTATCTCAAAAGTTAGAGGTGGGGGGATGGTGTCCATAGGATGGGTGTGCGGGCTTTCCAATCATACTCCCCCGGACGGAGGATGCGCGCCAGCTGGGCATTTTGTAAAGCGTCTGCTTCCGTGAGCCCAGCCTTGACAAAGGCATTGACCACTGCTTCCCACCAGAGCTCCCTAGAGGTCTTGTCGAGAATGGCCTTGGCCTTGACCGCTCCGATGCCGGGGCAGCCCTTGTAGCCGTCCACAGCGTCACCTGTGAGGATCTGCTGGAAGAAGAAGTAGTCGCACTCCAGAAGGGTCGGGGTGACCTCTTCGGATCCGTTCCACTGGCGGCACTGGATCTGGCGAAGATCCTTGTCAGCGGAGATGAGCACGATGTTAATCTCGGTCTGGTGGCAGCGCATCCCCAGGAGGTCGTCGGCCTCGAGGCCTTCTTCCAACTGAGCAGGATACTCACTGCAGGCCCACTTGACCAGGCGGTGGAAGCCTAGGGGCTTACGCTTGAGGCGGTGGCCCTTGTATTCAGGGTCGACGGTTTTACGGAAGTTGTTCCGGCCGGTGAAGAACAGCTCAACAGCATCACACTGGAAGTGCTTCTTCCAGAGATCCAGGGTGTCAACAAAGCGGCGCTTGGCCTGTTTGAAGTCCGACGCGACCATGTGCCAATCACCATGCTCGACCTCCACTTCGGAGGATTGGCAGGCGGTGTAGGCCGGGGTGTCGGCGTCGATGAGAAGTAGGTCTGGGCGTTTGGTCATGCTGCTTCGATCAGGATACATTGGGGTTGGGTACCATCAGCGTCGTCTGGGTGTACCAGGCTGGCCATGTACTCTTCCTTTACCAGGAGCTCCACCCCCACGCCAGAGGCGACCATGGCAAATTCACCATGATCGGCGCAGACTCTTACAGGAAGGAGAAGCTCTTCAGGTGTGAGCTGTTGAAGTCTAGTAAGCAGTTCGGTTCCAATCATTGTTCTTGTTAGTGGCAATCTGCCCAGTTGGGACCGTGCTTGGCCTCGGAGGCCAGGGGCACGTTGAGTTTGAAGGATTTGCCGACCGTGACGATCGACTCGGTGAGGATCCGCTCGACGGTGTCCACCTCCACAGGAGAAACGGCCACCTGGATTTCATCGTGGATGAAGCCGAGAGGAGTATAGTCGATGCCGAGTCGCAGCTCGCCATCAATGTTCCGGTAGCTCTCCACCACCCAGTTCTTACAGACGATGGCGCCGGCAGACTGGAGCAGGTAGTTGAGAGCGGCGTGTTGCTTGCCCTGGAGGTAGAGGATCCGGCCGTCGAGGGCCTTAAGGGTGCCGTCCTTGGAGCGAGCCTTGACGGACTCCAGGAGGGGCCCAAGGCCAGGGATGGCGGCCACGAAGGCCACCCGGACCTCCTTGCCTAAGGCAGAGGCCTGCCGGCCCTTCAGGAGAGGGTTGACGGTGCGGCCGAGTTTCTCGTCGCCTGCCCCGTAGAGGAAGGCGTAGGTGATTGTTTTGACGGCCTTGCGGGTGATCTCGATGCCTAGGGCCTTGGTGACCCCGTCGGCGTTGATCTGGTGAATGTCGCCGTTGACGACGATGTCAGCGAAGCGGCCCGAGTCGAAGAAGGCGAGGTAGTGGCCAAGCATCCTAAGTTCAAGCCCCGAAGCATCAGCGCCCACTTCCACAAAACCGCTGCCAGGCCCGAATAGAGCACGACAGCGAGGGTCAGAGGATACCTGACCAAGGTTGGGGGAACGATGAGCATTGCGTCCGGTGTTGGTGGCGAGGGAGCAGGAGTGGTGGATCCGGCCCTCCCTGGTGACCGACTTGAGCCAGGAGTTCTTGCCCTCCGAGAGCTGACCGAGGCCCTTCTGAAGCTCGAGCATCCTGGCAAAGGCGGGCGCTTCGGGGGCGACCAGGGCCAGGAGGACCGACTCGTCGATCTTGGGCTTGCCGGTGTCGGTAAACTCTTCGGGTTGCCAGTCGCGCCAGGTTTGGAAGACCCAGGCAATGTGGTCACGACTGGTCGGGTTGAAGTCAGTCAGCTTGGTGAAGGGCGCTCCCTCGACGTACCCCAGGGTGCGGTTGTTCCGCTTGGGAGTCATGGGCTTGCCGGCCACATAGGGGAAAGCATCACGGAGTTGGGCGGCCAGTTCCTCAGACTCAGAGCGGAGAACGCTTTCTAGCTGTTCTCCTGCCTTGACGTCGAATGGCCAGCCGTAGCGTTCCTGAACAGCCATGATGCGGGCACAGTCGTGCTCCATCTTGACCGAACGAGCGAAGGCTTCGGCTTTGGGTTGGAGGCGTTTCCAGAGGAGGCTTGTGACCTCCACGTCTCGGACGCAGTAATCCTGCATTTCCTGTGACCAAACAGACCAGTCGGCATGATCCTTGTAGTCGCCTTTGTGGTAGTCGAGGCGCCAACCCCAGGCCTCCAGGCTATGGCGGCCGTAGAGTTTAAGGGGCATTCCCTTTTTGCGGATCTTGTAGTCGATCCCAAGGACGTGGGGGAAGAACTGCCGGGAAAGGATCAGGGTGTCGCAGAGTTCGATCTCCTTGGCGTCGAACCAGGGGAACATCTCGTGGAGCACCTCGATGTCGTAGCCGATGATGTTGTGGCCAACCAGAAGGTCAGCTTCAGCCAGGTAGCTTACGCCGGTCGAGATCGACTCGTGTGTGCCCTGGTCGTTGTAGACATGGACCTCGTTGGTGTCTAGGTCACGGGTTACGAGGCAGTGGATCGTGTCGAACCCCTGCCGCATGAAGCCGTTGGTTTCTAGGTCGAAGGCAAGTCTCATTGGAACCTCTGAGGGAAAGCCGGAGGAGTATGATGATCCCACCACTCAGATCCGTCGTATTCACCCCTGGTGGCCCAGGATCCATCGGCAAACCAGATGGTGCCATAGAGATTCTGGCTGCCGAAGCCTGAGTCGTAGTCAAAGCACAGGAGAGGCAGGATCTCCTCAAGGGTTCCTGTGCTGTAGGGCCCCTCCCTGTAGTTGATGTCCCGGGCAAAGGTCAGGCAGATCACCTCAGGCTTGTCAGCCAGAAAGTTCTGTAGTTCTTGTGCTGCTGATGTCAAAATGGGGATTCCTCCTCAGATGGTGGGAAGTACCCGGAGAGATCTTCGAGCATCCTTCCGGTCTCTGAATTGTAGCAGACTTTCCCAGCAGGGCCGGTGCGTCCGTTGTGCCGGGACTTAAGGACCCGGACAGTTGTTCCATTCTCACCCTCCTCGAGGTCTCGCTCTAGGGCGATGACGCAATCGGAGAGCTGGCCAATGGACCTGCTGCCGCGAAGCTGGTTGAGGTGGGCTCGACCACCACTCTCGTGGGACTTGCCGCCGCCCTGGACACCGGTGAGGTGGCTGATCAGGAACATGCCGCAGTTGGTCTCCTCCACGAACTGCCTGAGGCGGGTCATGGTGACGTCGATCAGCTTGCGCTCGTCGCCGTCGTCGTTGCCTGATACCAGGATCGAAAGGTGGTCAACAAAGAGCCAGTGGCACTCCTCAGCCATGACCATGAAACGGAGCTCGTTCAGGAGTTCCACAGGGTCAACAGCCCGGAAGCCTGAGTTGAAGACCACCCGACCAGAGCCAACGGAGTTGTCGAAGGCCTTTCGGAGATCTTCAGCGGGGATGCTGTTGTCTATGTGAAGAGGCCTGTTTGCCTCCACGGTCATGAGCCTGAGGGCACACCGTTGGAGTGATTCCTCGAGGGCCACATAGCCGATCTTCTCGCCCTGCTGGACAAGGTGCTGGGCTACTTCACCGCAGAACGTTGATTTGCCGACGCCGGTTCCGGCCGTAAGAGTAACGAGCTCGCCACGTCGGAGACCGCCGGTAAGGTCATTGAGATCGCTGTAAGGCCACAGAGCATCCCGACCACGAAGTGGGGCAGAAACGAGCGCAAAGAGTGATTCACCGGACACAACGGCCGCAGGACGCCAGGGTTTCTTGTTCCAGATGGCTTGACGAACATGCTCAGGAGCGGATAGGAGGGCTTCGTTGGCGTCCTTGAGGGGCGCCGCGGTGGCGATAAACGTCCGAGCACCGGGCAGCAGGGGGGCGCATTCTTGCGCTGCTACTTGTCCGGCCTCGTCGTTATCGAAGAACAGGATGATCTCCTCGAAGTTGAGGAGGTACTTGAGGTTGACCTTGATTGCCTTCTTGGCAGCCTTGGCTCCCAGGGGGACCGATACGACAGGCCAGTTGGGTCGGCACTGCCAGACGGCTAGGGCATCCAGCTCGCCTTCGGTGATCACGATCGACTTGCCTCCTCCGAAGAGGTGCTGGCCGAAGAGGGTGCCAGGGAGGTCACCGGTAACCGGGTGGGTCTTGTCTTGGTATTTGGACTTGTAGGCTACGAGTCGGCCGGATTCGTCGTGGTAGGGGAGGATGATGCGTTTCTTGGCGACGTCGAGGCGGACGCCGAACTTACGGCAGGTCTCCGCAGAGAGCCCACGGGAACGGAGAGCAGTGACCTCCCCTGGAAGATCGACTGCAGGAGCCTGTGTTGCTCCTCCGCAGACCTCTCCGTCAGGGCCTGTGTGTCTTTCACAGACGAAACAATGCTCATGACCATCAGTGTAGAGGGAATTGGCATCCGATGACCCGCAAGTGGGGCAGGGGATGTGTCGGACGAACTCCGAGTCCTGATCGTTGTGGTTTATCGGAGCCATTCAGGTGGGATGGAGAGGTAGTGACACCAGGGGAAGCCGTGCTTGTCGCACCACTCCCCGTGGTTTGTCTTGGATCGAGGCGCGGCGGGAATGCCCGGGCTTTGCAGGACGAAGCGGATGTCGAGATCCGGGTAGGCCTGCTTGACTGCCAGCATCTTAGGCCGACAGTCGTGGCCCTTAACGATGAACCGCCCCTTCACCTCCAGGATCACCCCGTTAGGCAGGATGATGTCTGGGGTATAGGTATGGGTCAGGGTGTAGGGAAGCTTCAGGCTTTCGAACTGAGCGTCCGGTTGCACCGCCTCGATCTTGCCCCAGACTGCTGACTCGAGCTTTGAGCGGAAGCGGTGCGAGGCCATCAGAACGGAATGTCGTCGTCCTCTTCGGCGGCAGCCACAGGGCCAGCACCGAATAGATCCGCAGCTTCCTCAGCAGAGACGGGCTCAGGAGCCTGACCTTGGGAGACCACCGAAAGGATCTTGCCGGCGACCACCCGTAGGGATAGGCCGCATTTGGTGCCGAAGACGTATGGCTTCAAGCGGACGGCCAGCTGCACCTTGGTGCCTTCGCGTACCGTCTCGGTCAGGTCGAAGGGGAGATTGTCCGGACCATGGACCCACAGGAAGTCAGGCTTCTTGCTGTCGTCAGGGCCGGGATCGGGGTTGCCGTAGCTGTACTTGATGCAGCCATCCTCACCCCAAGGTTGAGGATCGTGACCGATGCGGCCCTTGCCGGCCAGCTTGGTGGCGCCCCACTCTAGGGCTTTTGCGTATTCAGCCTCAAAGGTTGCAAACTCCTCGTCGGAAAGGTTGAAACCGATGCGGCAGTTGTTGAACTTACCAGAAGGCTTGAGGGAGATGAAGCCCTCGAGCTTGGTGGTGATGATGTGGAGATCCTTGTTGCTCATGACGATTGAAGTTGTTCTGTGAAGGAGAAGGGTTCCAGGAACGTGGCCACATCCTCGGCATTGGTGCAATCACCGTCGAGGGTATCGTCCCAGTAGCGGGCGATCAGTGAGTCCTGATGGAGACCAGTCTCGTAAAATGCGGGTCCAGGGAAGCTCATTCCGCAACCCCCAGTGTTTCGGCGGTCTGGGCCACCTCGCCCTCGAGCGTCTCGATGTCTTCGCCGTCTTGAGCGATGAGGAAGGCGTCTGCCAGGAGGATGAAGCCGTGAACCTGCTCAGCAATCTCGCCAATCGGGACCTCGGTGAAGGGAGTCTCCTCGTCCTCGATGAAGGTCTCAATCAGGTAGACCAGGGTATCCGGCTGGATCTTGGTGTCAAGTTTGGTGTTGATGTCGGATGCCAGTTCGGCTATTTCTTCGTAGGTTGCCATGGGAGGAGGTGCAATAGGGGAAGCCGAAGCCTCCTCAAGAATTTGGTGAACGGAATCAGGCCGCAACCTTCTGGCGACCACGGGGGCGGCCGTTGGAGATGCTGATCACAGGAGAGTCAACATCGAGGGTGCCGGCGTTGAGGGCCTTGACGGTCTTCTTGGCCACCTTGACGGCTTCGTCGGTCTGGGCCCGCTCGAAGCGAATCTTGAAGTCAGTACCGATGCGCTTGAGGCCGTCTTCGGCGGCATTGCGGCCGTACCGGAAAATAGTGATCACACCGATAGACCTAGGGTCGTACAGGTGAGCAGGTTGAGGGGCGTGGAAGTCGTAGGTGTCTACCTTGGCTTCGTCGCGCTTGTTGAGTGCCATGAGGCTTGTGAAAGGAGGTGGAGGTGAGTCTTGGATCCAGTGGTCGGAATGACCTTGGGTGGGGCGGCTGGTCAGCCCCGGGTGTTAGCTACTTAGGCTTTGACTGAACCGACGCTCGAGGTCATCGTGAGCCTCATCTATGGCTTCTAATTGTCTGAGAGCAGCTGAGAGACGGGTATCGACCTCTTTTACGAACTCAGTGAGTCGGAGCAGTAGACTGACGGCTTCTTCATGCTTGGTGGCCAGTTGCGCCAGTTTAGCAGCATCTTGGGATCGGGAGGACATCAGCAGAACAGGTAGTTGGATTGTCGAATCTCATCAGGATTGAGGGTGTTGATCATGACCTCGGGATCCACAGGGACCCCCAGCTGATCGGCCCATCGACCCAGTTGATCCGTCTCGTACATCGTAGCAAAGGTTTCCCGAATGTGCTCCATGGTCCAGCCCACGTCGCAGCTCAGCGTGGAGATGCAGTCGTGGACTAGGGCAAGGGGGCGCTCCCAGGCCTCGAAGGCTAAGTGGAGCAGGGCAGCATCGAAGCTGTGGATCAGGTTCGGAACCGACCCAATGGTGACCTTGCGTTGGTTGAGAGGAGCGGTGGCGGAGTCGAAGTCAGCCACCGTTAGCCGGATGCGTCTCCCCAGGAGCTTGGTGTCGACCAGCTCGGTGGGGTAGATCCGCTTGTCGAGGATCACCGGGAAGCCTGAGGGGCTTGTGAAGGCCACTGGCTGGCCTGTGTCGTGGGCGACCTGATTGACTGCCTCCTGGATCCACGCACGGGCCTTCATCGGCCCAGGAAGGACCTCAGGGATGGCCTTACGGTAGACGGCGTCGACCAGGTCATTCAGGGGGACCCCAAAGGACTTGGGCAGGGCCTGTCGTAAGTAGTCCCGAGCAGAGCTTTGGGTCAACCCGTAAGGAAGACACATCACGACCCGCTTGGTGACCTTGCGGGTGATCAGAGGGTGGAACTCCTCAGGGAGGTACTTCTTGGCCGCCTCAGCCACGGTCTTGTAGGCGTCGGCCGGCTTAGGCGTGGGGGCCACGTTGACCAGCTCAGCAGCGCCGCGGTCCCGGGTGAGGGCAGAAAGGTGTTGGAGGCCAGAGCAGGTAGCATCGAAGCCTACCAGGAGGTTTGACCAGGTGCGAGTGCAGGCGATGAAGCACTCGAAATACTCGATGCAGGCAGCAAGAAACTGCCACGGCTCATCAGCCCCCTGCCAGTTGGAGATAGTGAGCAAAGGCTCAGTGGCAACTGCTGTGATCAGGTCCCAATTGGAATCGACCCACTTCTGCCTCTCCTCCATGGTCTCCTTGCCGAAGCCAAAGGTGGTGGCGACCTGGAAGCCAAGCCATTCCCGATCGGCAGGCCCTGAGTAGGCCGACACCAGCAGGGAGCGAGCAAAGTCGGTGCCCTGTGGATTGAGGTGGTTAGCCAGGGGATAGACCCGACCCCGGAAGTCAAATGACCACGGGAAGAAGAAGGACTCCTCGTTCAGGTACATCTTGGCGATGTGAACTGTCTCAGCAGTCTGGTAGTTGCGTTGGAGCAGTAAGCTGTTCTCCTCCTCGACCAAGACCCTGCCCCTCTTGTAGGTGATCTTCTCCTCTTCGGTGGCCTCTTCCCATGGATCTGGCTTGTGAGGCAGGGGCAGTGGGTCAGACTGTCGGAAGGATCCGATCGACACCCGGGCATCCTGACACCTGAGAGCAACCTCCAAGATGGATTGATTGATCTGATAGGCGACCCCTTGGATGGTGTTCAGGAAGCTGACTGGGACCTCGAGAGAAGGAGACCCAGGATTCGTGACATGCTCAACAGCTATAGCTGGATTAACTGGGATGGAGAGAGGATTTCCCATCTCATCCCCAGGAATCAGGGGGTCGCGGTTTCGCGTTTCCCCTTTAACTGGAAAGCTCTGAGAAACCTTGGCATGACTGACGCCTCGAATCAGCCAGGAACGGGTCCCAGATCGAAGCTCGGAGGTCAGATAACCACCGGGCGAGGCCGTCAGATTGGGTGTCCAGTCGTTGGGCTCACAGAGCATAGGCCAGCAGCAGGCCGAGACAGCCTCAGCAGCCAGGAGCATAGCCTCGATGGTCTTGGATACCACGGGGTCAGGCCGCAGCACGATGAGCTTCTTGCGGCCGTTGAGTTGGGTCTGCTCTGAGTGGAACCAGTTGGTGGCAGAGCAGAGTCGATCAAGCAGCCAGGCCCCGATCTTGACCCGGTGCCCGTGGGGCCACTTAAGGGCCTCGTGGGAGATGCGCCGCATGGTTGCCCGATATTTGGCCACCCGGTAGCCATAGCCCTTGGAGCGGTGGATGCGGGTGCTTTTGTAGGCATCAGGCTGGGCTTGTGAGAATTGACTTAGGAGACATTCGTCGAAGACCCGCCCGCCTATGGCTGACACCACGCTGGCATAGGGGACACCTTTAGAGCGGCCTTCGCGCTTCTCGAACACCAGGTCGATGGTGGTCTTGAGGGTGATGAGGGCCAGGGTCGACGATTGGACACCCTCGAGGAGGGCGACGTGGGCCGCATATTCACCGGTGGATCCAGTGGCAATCCTGGAGCGTTTCGACTCGATGGCCTTGATGGTGGCCCCCAGGCCCTGGTCGACGAGTTTCTGCCCGTAGATGGAGCTGGAGGCATACTGTCGTGCTTCGGCCGTGGTTGTGGCCAGGCGCAGGCGTTGGACGCCTTCCTGGTGGGCCTGAAGCTCTCGCTGGAACTGGCGTTGGATTTGGGCGGGGGTTGCCATTCAGGTAGTCAGGGTCAGAGTAATAAATGCGACCTGTAGAGAAACTATCACTACAGAAGGCCAAAACGTTCCTGCACCTAAAGCAATGCCAGCAGCAGTTGAGTAGGCGACAGAGATTATAAGTTCAGAGGGGGTGATCATGATTTGGATTGGTGGCGGGTGATGAGCTCAATGAGTTCTTCGACCCATTCAAGTGGGATGTATTGGAGGCCGCCGCCGACACGGGGTGCTAAAGCGCGTCCTAAGGCTTCGTGGACCTCCATAGCCCGGATATGGTCGGCAACGATCCGAGGACGTAGGCCAAGCGGTGGCTTGATGGGGAAATCAGGATTCATGGATTCAAGAGCAGGGGGCAGATCTCTGGGTCCTGGATCAGTTTAGTGGCTGTGGTCCAGATTGGCAAGACAGTGGAGGGGTGGATGGGAGGCAAACCAACGGAGACCAGGGCCCGATCGGCTGCAGCCTGGACCGCAGGGAAGTCACGGGGTAGCTGACCATCGAGGACTAGGCAGAGGCTTGTGGCTGCGGCGAGGATGGAGAGTTCCGTGGGGGACGGAGGAGGCGGGAGGGAGTGGTTCATAATTAGCTGCTGGTGTCACTAGGAGGGCTGGGAGGTGGCCCAAAACGGCTTCCAGGGGACAATGCCAACCCGACAGCACCGTAGATCCCAAGTAAAAATAAGGGAACAATGATAGCGATGATCATGCCACCCCACTATAGCATAGATTAGTTGATCGGATCGCTTCGATAGGAATGTTGAATGTGGACCCGAAGCAGTCCAAAAGGGCAATCAGCTCAGCGCACAGGGCGCGGAAGGTGTCAGTCATTGGGCAGGGCCTCCAGGGCGCGGCGGATGGTGGCAATTCCAGCCCCGTAACGAGGCTCGTCGCTCTCTAGTTCTGCCAGCCTGGCAAGCGCCTGCTCCTTCAAGCTCGGCGACTTGGGGCGGCCGGCGGCGTAGGCGGCGCGACCGAATCGTCTCGCCTCCGCGTATAAAGCGAAATACTCCGCTTTTTCGTCCCACAGTTCGTCCCATTCCTCATCAGTCGGCGCCACTGGAGCCACCGGCTCGGGCTGGGGCTGGGCTTGGGCGGCGCCCATCTGGTAGATCTGCTCAGCAATCCACGACTGCGGATCTGTGCAGTCTAGCGGTGGTATCAAAGGCACACCACGAAAGTGCATTACCCGCTCAGTGTACAGGGCGCGGAAGGTGTCAGTCATGGGTTGATTTCCTCTTCGATGATGTACAGACCTGAGCGGCGAGAGACAGCCACGTTGATGAGCAGGTTGAGGACGGCTCCAGTGGATTGAAACTCGGCCCGTTCGGCCGGGGTGAAGTTGGCTTGTGAGCGAAGGACATTGATGAAACCTGTGGCTTCTGAGTCTGGATCTTCAGGGTCAGCTGGGAGGCTGTCGTTTTCCTCAGAGGTGTCGGCCTTGGCTCCCAGCTCGATGACCCGATCTACGACACTGTGGAGTGCCTTGTAGATCAGCTTATCGTAGGCTTCAGGGTCGACCATGTTTTCCAAGGCGATGCTCATTTGGCGGCATTCAGGGTTAGCTGGAACTCGAGGTGAGCGGTTTGGATGTTCTTGACCAGCTGCTTGGCGGTCGTGTCGTTCTTGACATTGGCGCGGTAGGAGAGTTGGGCAATGAAGATCTTCTCTTCATCAGACAGGCCACGTTGACCTGCGGCCTTGATTTTGGCAGCAATCCATCGAGCTTTTTGGATGATGGGGTTGACAGAGGAGGTGTCCAAGGCGGAGGCAGGCATCAGTAGACGTCGTTGGGTTGGAAGATGTCGATTGAAGGCTCAGGCTCGGTGTCACCGATGTCGGGACCTGAGGATAGTAGCACGGGGTAGGCGTGTTGGAGGTCTTCGAGGAAGTCAGGTAGGGGACGTTGGATGGTTTGGGGCTGGGTCATAGAGGGTTACCGTTGCTGTCGAGGTAGGCGATGGTGGGACAATTTACGTTACAGAGGGCGCGCACCCAGGCATCCCCTAAGGCAGTGAGTTGCCATAGTTGACCGGCACAACGCTCAATGGCACCGAGGTTTTCTAACTTTTCAAGGGCCTCACAGTGGGCTGGGCTGTTGTGAAATAGGATATGAGGTGATACATAGATGAGTAGTAGAACTTTAATCTCGCAGGGGCTCATAAGAAGGCTTGTGAGTGGGACCAAATGGGAAGGGCTTCAGCAGTATTGATCGTAGAGCGTGTCAGAGATGGTGTAGCCTGCCTTTAGCAGTTCGTGGCTGATAAAGAGCTTTTTGATTGCATAATATGTGTGTCCGGGAGCGAGATAACTTATGCATGCGCGTTGCCATGCGCCTTTGGCTGCTGTGTATGCTTCGCGTGCGGGATTGGGTTTTTCGGGCAGCTTTAGTAGATTGTGGTCGTTGAGAAACTTAGCCGCGTCGTTTGCATCGACATAGAGCCGCCTATTGTCATTAGATGCTTTCTTTTGGATGTAATCGCTGTCGGATGAGTGGGCACTGGGGTGGCTGGCTAAATTATCACAATCAAATTGCCGGAATACTATCAGGGTTCGGATGGGGTAAGGAGAAGGACGATCATCGGAAAGGGAGTGGAGCTTTAGCTTTGGAGTGGTCATGGAGATAGATGCAGTGGGATGGCTTGTGAGGAGTTTAGAAGCCGCAGCAGCAGTTGGTATACAGAGCGTCTGAGAAGGTATAGCCTGCTTGTTCGACGTGGAACTTGAAGAAGGCTTTCCGCAAGGAGTGGTAGTAGGGCGTATTGCAGGTGCGAGAGTCGAGGGCAGCGATCCAGGCTGTTAAGGTATTATGGTAGACCCGCTGTTCTTTGGATACGGGCAGCTCTACTAGGTTGTGTGTAGTGAGAAAAGCAGCTATCTCATTTGTTGATACATAGAAACGATTAGAGTCGTGTATGCTTCGACATTGGATGTAATCGCTGTTAATCCGTTTGAAACCGACGCAAGATAAGGAAGCGTCCTTACTTTGTACGAATGTAAGCAGTTCCGTGCAGGCGTCGGGGGCAGGACGCTCATCGGAAAGGGAGTGGAGCTTTAGCTTGGGAGTGGCCATGAGCCGTGATGTCTGTGGGACCTCTTAATGGTAGCACAGGATCGAGGCATTTGCCCAGGCCCCAGTCGGTTTGTGACAGCTTTTGAATCGTCCGGGCCCCAGTCGGCTTGTGATTTTTTCTAGAGGGACCCCCCCCCCTGGTGGTCTGGTGGGTTGAATGCTTATGATTATCATTCTCAGGCGATGGGGCAAAGAAAGGGCCTACCTTAGAAAGGCAGGCCAGAATGTTTGGGCTCATGTGATGGGGGTGTTTCAGGGGGGCTAAGACCTGATGGCCTGCCTAGTCGGTCAGACTCTGTAGCTAGGCGCTGTGCCCAGATCGATTCTCTCCATGCTTGGAGCTGTTTGTCAAGCTGTGAGAGGTTGATCAGGTAGTATCGGGTCACCTAGCGCTGATCCGTCTATGGGTGAGCCATGTGATTGCCTGAAGCTCTGCAGGGGTTACGGGTCGGCTGGTGGTTGATACGATCCGGGCAGCTGCTCGATAATCCGCGCTGATCTGTTCGTATAGGCGGGGGCTAATTTTGGGGGTTTTATAGGTAGTGACGCGGTGTCCAATCCAGATGGAATAGGCGTGACCATCGACGCAGACGGTTTGCGAGTCCCCCAGGATGCAGCGATAGAAAGCGCTGATCTTTAGGCCGTTTAGCACGGTTGCCACGTCGTCAACGGTGGGGGATTGCAACTTGAGAATGGCTAGGGCTTTCGCCTTGTTGTTGTCAAAGGTGCAGACTCCAATCTGAGAGGCCGCGTGGGCTCCGTCAAGCATGTATGCGTTTAGTAGGCGCTGCGCGTCTATCAAGTTGCGCTTCCATTTGTTGTTGGGGCTGAGTGCGGCAATGACACCGGCAGAGGTGATGACGCCACACTTAAATGGGCCTGATAATGCGATAGCGGTTCGGTGTGCTGATGGGTACCAATCACTTCCATGGACGATGTCGTCAAGGTTGGCCTGGTGGTAAGTGCCGATGATGCTTGTTGTTCGGCTTGTGAGTGGTTGGCGAATCATGGCAAGGAGAGGGTTACAGTGACTTGAGGTTCGCCCCAAATGTAATTAATAGGCAACGCCACTCTAGTGGAAGGGTGGCGGCGATTGAATGATACAACTAATTTATCTATGGCTAGCTGTAAGTCAATCTTTTCTAAACGTAGTTCATCGATTGTCATTTTTCCCGCTGCTAGAATGGTATCGTGTGGGTGTGTGGGTGTGTGGGTGTGTGGGTTTGATTCATTGGATTAGATGAGGGTGAGGATGTCACGGGCGATGATTTGAACCGGGAAAGCTCCGGTTGAAGATGCTATGGTGGTTGCTGCTTGTCCAATGATTTCAGAGGCGAGAAAGCGGGCAAGGGCGTCGTTTTGCCGTAGTGCTGGGATCAGTATGTGGCGCGTAACTGCGAGCTCTCCGTTAAAGGTGGCATCGGCACCAATGAGCCAGTGGTGATAGTCGTGCACGAATCGAAAGAGAAGATTTTCAAGGGGTGTCCAAACGAGGTGTGGGTCGTTGTGCAGGTTGGTGATGGGGACTTGAACTAGGGCGTTGGGACTATGGGGCTGGTTGAATGCTGCGAGTGCTTCAGCTAGGGAGCTCTCCGTATTGGTGAATACGGGCCAGAATCCTAGGCTTGTGATCTTGGACAATTCAGCTTGTAACCAGTTGCGGGCATCAGTGCGTAACTGGGCTGTGACGGCCAGACGTGCGTCTTCATTATCTAGGGCCCATTGGTATTCAGCGGCAATAGCTTCACAGTGCTCATCAGGGTGTGTGTCCCACCGCAGGCGGTATGACACCGGCGGGGCGAGCGGCAAAACGAGACCATAGGATCGCATCAGAGGCGTTCTGGCCGTGCTGACATGGCATTGGTCAGCGTTGGCGTAGCTGGCGCGTGTTGAGGTGTTCACGGTGTTTGTGGGGGGTGGGTTTGGCTTGTGGTGTGGTGTGGTGTGGTGATTAGGTCAGAATCCAAACAATGAGAAGAGCCGGCGAAGGCTATCGCGGTTGCGGTGGGAAGCGCGGGTGACGCGGGTGGGTTGTGGGTCGGTTGGGCTCCAGATCTTAAGTTTGCTTTTGCCGGTGGGACAGGGCACGAGTTCAAGGGTGACAAGTCCACGGGCCTGCAGGCTGCGCAGTCCGGTAAATGTGAGCCAGTTGTTGTGGTCTCCGGGGAGCTTCAGCGCGTCGCTTATTTCAAACTGGCGAGAGAATGGACGGCGATGCAGGAACGCGAGGATTGCGGTCTCGTGGCTTGCGAGGGGCTCAGCTGCGGTGGGGCGGTTCATGGCGTTGGCTGGTTGAACTGAGGTAACCATACTGGTCAGCCAGGTCAGGCTGAAGAATCCCCTACATCTCTTAACATTCTCAATAAGGGGTGCTTGTTGAGAAAAACGCACAGATCACAATAATGAGAACACACGCGAATAGATACCATATGCTGATCATCTAACCTTAACCTGCAACACTCTGTCGCATTAACCCTGATCAAACCCTGCATCACTGTCTATTCAGCAGGTACGCGAGGCTGGCCAACCCAGTGATAGCAAGGGGTTGTGGGCGCGGCTGACTTGATTGGACAGGATAAGCGCCTGGTTGGACAGGATGAGGCTTGTGATGCGGCCCCGGCGGCGAGAATAACAATCATTTTCAAAAAGAAGGGGGCCATGGGGGGTTTTTGGCCAGCCACCACTAGGCGTACCCCCCACGGATTTTTCTACTAAAACTTTTCGGGGACCCTGAGACCCCCGCCTCCAGCCTTCTCCAGCACCTTCCGGGCCATCTCGGCATAGACCGATCCAGTCGGCGCAGCTGCTAGGACCTTCCGTGCCTGCTCAGGCGTCATTGGCCTGGGATTCGAGGTCCTCTGCGGCAGCGATCAGCACCGACTTACGGGCATCGATATCCAGGTGAGCATCAAACCGCTCCTCAACCGTGGCCACAATCTCAGCCTTGGTCAGGGCTTCCCAGTCGGTCGCCACCTCTTCGGCCTTGACGTCGACCACAGTGATAGGTAGGTAGGAGGCAAGCACCTGGCTCAGGGCCTGGCACTCGTCAGTGGAAAGGGACACCACACCGTTGATGTGGCCATAGGGATCGGTCAGATGGAGCTGCACCTCTCCAAGGGGGCTTTGCCAGACAGAGAGCTGGCGGG